TCTTTTCATTAAATCTGGTCAATCAAGAAAGTCTAGTTGACAGCTACTGCCCTGCATGGCGCGAGGATTATTCGTCACAGGTTTCACCGTAGCGGAGGTGCTCGCCATACAGAGCCGTGCCAAAGCGCTCCTACTGGATGGCAAGACGATCATGAGTTGGAATGATTCGGACACCAACGTGACCAAGCAATTCACCATGCCCGTGGACCAGGTGCTGGAGGAATGCGCCCATGCCCTGCGAATTCTTGATCCATTCGCATATGGCAAATCCCAGCGTGTGGCCTCATCCAGCGTATCAGGATACCTCGCCAAATGAGCCGCATCAGATCCATCGCCAAACTCGTTATCCCGCCGGTTTTACAACCCAAGGCATGGGGGTCGCCTTACGAAGCCGCCAATTGGTCGCCACGCCGTGGATTTGTGCCGGGCGCAATGCCCACCGACGCTCGCAATGAACTCACACCGGGCGTTCGTACCGAATTGGTGCGCAAATCCAGGTACCTGCACAAAAACAGCGGATTCGCGCGAGAATTGGTGGCCAACATGGCGATTTACTCAACTGGCGATGGCATCAGGACCCAAGCCCAGTCACCGGATTCAGGTTGGAACCGCGCAGCCGAGGAATACTTCTCGCTGTGGTCCGCCCGTTGTGAAGTCACCCGGCGGTTTTCATTTGAGGAATGCCAGGCGCTTGTCTGCCGTGGCATGGACATCGACGGCGAGTATTTCGTACATAAGACACGCAACGCCCAAGGCGAGCCACGCATCCAATTGATCGAGTCACACCGAATTGGCGACCGCCTGGGGTCCACCAAAACCGTCGATGGAGTTGGCCTCGATGCTTGGGGCGCACCGATCTTTTACCGCGCCATCGAAGACAATGGTGACTTCAGGGACCTGCCGTCCGAAGCGGTGCTTCACATTCACGAACCTGAATGGGCCGGCGGAGTGAGATGCCATCCAACCATCCAGCATTCGATCAACCACGTGCTCGATGAAATCGAATTGCTCGCCCTTGAAAAACACGCCGTCAAAGACAACGCCGATGTGGCCAGGGTGCTTAAAACAGCGCGCGGCGAGCTTGATGATACGGGTGACTTCGTCGTCGGCGATGGCGTGACCGGCAATGAGCAAAGCGATCCAATGTCACTGCAGCGAATCGTGGGTGGGAAGCTCGTCGCACTCAAACCGGATGAATCAATCGAAAGCTTCCAGTCCAACCGCCCATCCCCCACTTTCACGGGATTCCTGGAACACCTCAGAAGGGACTCCGCATTGGGCGTGATCCCATTTGAATTCGCGGCTGACTCAAGCAAGATCGGCGGCGCTGGCGTGAGACTCGTGGTGGCCAAGGCAGACCGCCGCTTTTCATTCCGCCAGATGATTCTCGAACGCCGGCTGATTAGACCCGTTTGGTCCTATGTGATCGGCGATGCCATCAACCGCGGACTGCTCCCCCCGATTGAAGGCTGGTGGAAGATTTCCACTGTCCCGCCAAAACGTGTCACCGTGGACGCCGGGCGTGAGGCCCAGCAAAACCGCGCCGATGTGGAAATGGGGCTCAAAACCTTATCCGACCATTTTGCCGAGTTAGGCGCTGACTTCGGCGAGGAAATCGAACGCAGGGCCGCCGATGCCAAGCTCATCCTGGAAACAGCCACGAAATACGACGTGCCGGTGGGAATGCTGTGGAAGGTTGCCGGGCAGGCAATTCAAGTCAATGGTTAGGAAGACTGGAAAGTTCAGGTAACTGAACCGTATAAAAAATAGTTGTCAAAAAATTACATTGGGCTACAAAAAGACCCGATATGAAAACAACTACATCTGCTGCTGGCCTTGTAATCGCAGCAAGCGTATTCAGCTCCATTGCCTGCGCATCCGTCACGATGGACTGGGTTACGGTAGGAAACGCTGGAAATGCGCCAGATCCACTGACTGGCTTTGGTGCTGTCGATTACGAATACAAGATTGGCAAATACGAGGTAACAAACGCCCAATACGGCGCGTTCCTAAATGCTAAGGGTCAGTCGAACTCAAACGGCATCTACAACTCAAGCATGTCGAGCTACGGCATCACTCAAAGCGGCAGCTCCGGTAGCTACACATACAGTGTGACAGGTACATTGGCCAACCGCCCGGTGGTGTATGTTTCTTGGTTCGACGCAGCGCGTTTTGCCAACTGGATGATGAATGGCCAGGGAAGCGGTGATACAGAAACCGGAGCCTACACACTCAATGGCGCAACCAATGGCATTATCTATAAGAACGCTGGCGAGCAAATTGGCATCCCAACCGAAGACGAGTGGTACAAAGCAGCGTATTACAATGCAGTGAGCCAAACCTACTCGCTCTACCCGAACGGCCAGAATACGATTACGAATGCCGACGCGAATTACGGCCCGGGTGGATCCAGTGATGTTGGCAGCTATACTGAAGACCCAAGCTTTTACGGTACCTTCGACCAAGGAGGCAACGTCTGGGAATTTAATGATGCTGATATGTCTAATAGTTGGGGGCACGGGAGTGCGCGCGGAATTCGCGGTTGTGCGTATAATGTTTATTATTGGTCTCATGATAGTTACTACCTACGCTCCGAATTTAGAACGATGGAGGGAGTCGAGAGCAGTCATGCTAACGTAGGCTTTCGCCTCGCTTTAAGTGCCGCCCCTGCCGCCCCTGCCGTCCCTGAACCAAGCTCGATGCTCCTGACGATACTGACTGGCGGGGTGATGCTGATCCGCCGGAGAAGGTAGCTCTTTACTTGAAATTAAACCTAAACCATAACGAATATGAAAATATTGAAAGCAATAATTGCAGGCTTATTTATCCAAAGTTCAATCATTAGCGCCGAAGATGTAACATTGGTTGCAACATCAACACCATCATCCTATTACACAAGCTCGACCAAAAACCCATCAGCAATCATAACACTTAACCAAGGTGATACGGCGAAGTGTTTATTTTGGGAAGGCAATGCCGATTACTTACTTTTTAAATATTCCGTTGATTCAAATACATTCGAATGTAGACCTGTTGGTGCGCGTGATGCTGGCCCGGTAATCACAGGTCCGGCAACAATTCAAATTGAAACATCTAGTGGTTATAAGGCCTTTGCCACCTTCTCGATCACCCGCGCCGGTCTTTCCAGTCCTCATGCTGCGATACCACAAGAAGTAGGAACAACATGGGATGTGATTCTGGAAAGCAGTTCGGATTTGATCAATTGGACACCAACCAATCCCGGAGAATATGGCGGCACTGAGCCCAAGCGGTTTTTCAGGACAAGAATGGTAAAAAGGTAGCAGCGAAATACGATATGCCGGTGGGGATGCTGAGGAAGGTCGCGGGGCAGACACATCAAGCCGCCAATGGTTACAAAGAATAAAAAGTTCAGGTAACTTGTTTGTATAAGATAAAATTACAATATAATAAGATAAAAATAAAAAAATTTCATGAAAAACACATTATATGCTATCTGCCTTGTGGCTACCACAAATGAAAACGTATTAGCCGCCGTGACCCGACATGAGGCTACCAACTTCGGATACAATTATTATCATGCCCAGATTGGTCAGATTGTAGCGACAAACAATGTCCCTTATCCAGAGTATGGTCCTTACGATCCCAATGTTCAGTATGGAGAGAAACCATATCATGATTCAATTCAACTGCTAGCAAATGGTTATACTCACGGAACTGGATCATATTCAGGTCAAGATGGGGTTGCAGAGTTTTCTGTGACTGGGCTAGTTAACGCGCAGCATTATTACCTAGAAGTGTCTCCGTGGGCTACGGGTGGCTCTGGCATGCAAAGCTTTGATATTTACAAAGCATACGGTAACGGCTTGGTTCAGCCAGATGACTTCAACGCAGGTACGTTTTTTTCTGCAGTTTCTCTTTCTGAGGGAGGGTATCTAGCTGGATGGTATCATCCAAATCTCTATGGAGGATTCTACGGGGATAGTTATGTAGATATTACATCACTGGTAGAGGAAGCGAAAAATTCGCGGGAGTCTTTTTTGCTTTTCAGATATGATGCAACAGTTGGTGGATTACACTTATTTCGGGCACCTGCGATCCTTGCTAGTGATTCGATATTAGAAAATCAGTGGGGAGCGGTCCCTGAACCAACGTCGATCGTCTTGTCGATGCTCGCAGGCGGCATGATGCTGATCCGCCGGAAGCGCTGATTGTTCCCTTTGTCCTTTGAAACGCAGGGGCGGGCTTTCGGGTCCGCCTTTTGCTTTGGCTTGCGTTGACACCAACGCTTGGGAGTGAACCCAATCCTCTCCCAAACCCGTGAATGGTTGATTCAGCCCGAAGCGCTTCGTTCAATGGCCATCGCGGCCAGAAGCTTCGACAGTGGAAGCATCAATCTTGCCGCCAATAAATCCAGCAGTCCCCTGCTCACCATCGACAACGGCATCGGTGTGATTGCCATTGAAGGGCCGATTGTTCGCAAGCCGGATATCTTTGCCCGAGTCCTCATGGGAGCAACTGATGCCCTGGAGATCGGCGATGCAATTCGCGAAGCGTCTGAGCGTGATGACATCAAGGCGGTCTTACTTGATATCGACTCTCCTGGTGGAACGGTGGCAGGCACACCGGAACTTGCTGCTGCGGTGGCATCACTCAACGAGGATAAGCCAGTCTATGCGTTTTCATCCGGCCTCATGGCATCCGCCGCCTACTGGATCGCCAGCCAAGCCCGCGCCATCTACGCCACTCCATCCGCCCAAGTCGGATCCATTGGCGTGGTGCAGGCGGTGGTCGACGATTCCGGGGCGCTCGATCGGGATGGCATCAAGGTCGAGGTATTCTCAGTCGGCAAGTACAAGGCCATGGGTGCGCCAGGCACCAGCCTCACCGACGACCAACGCGACCTCATTCAATCGAACCTCGCTGAAATCGCCGGAGAATTTCATACCGCCGTCTTAGCACGCGGTCGATCGATTCCCGCCGAGGCCATGGAAGGCCAAACATTCAGTGGGCGGCAGGCCCAACGCTACAACCTCGCAGGCATGGTTTCAGACCGCGCCGAGGCCATGAGAAGGCTGAGAGTTTATCACTCGTCGGTTGACACGAAATCCAGGGTGATGACCGCAACACTCGAAGACCAACTCGCTGAAGCGCGCACCCAGGTGGAAACCATCACCCGCGACTATCAGGCCCAGACCGAACTCATGAACGAGACCTCAGCCTCACTCGATTCGCTGCGCGGCGAAGTGGAGCTGCTCACCGCCGAGATTGAAACACTCAAAGCGGAGCGCGATGGCTCGATCGATCAAACCACAGCGATGCAGGCACGAATTGCCGAGATGCAAGCGTCCAAGGACGATTTCGAAAAACGCGTTCAAGTCGAAGTTGCACGCGTTGTGGCCTCAACCGGAACCAGCATTCCGGCCAATGTCACACCTGCTGGCGACCAACAAAAATCGGAAGAGCTGCAGGCACAATTCAAAGCCATCAACGACCCGACCGAACAAACCGCCTTCTGGCGCAAACTCACCCCAGAACAACAAGCCCTGATCCTCAAACACAACGCATAATCCAATGGCCAACACCCTCACCAACGTCAAAGACATCAAGGTCGCACAGCGGGCGCTCATGCCCTTCATGTCGAACCTTCTTCCTGTCACCGCATTTTCAACCGACTTCAGCCCG